ATGAGGTCGATTCGGGCATCCTCCTCGCCCATGATCGCTGCTTCGACATCCTCGAGGGCGAGTCCGTCTTCTCCAGCCTCTTCGAGCATCCGAGCCAGCTTGTCGTTCGACGAGTCGACAACCAGGCCCATGCGAGACGTGATGGCCTCGATGATCGCGTCCTCGTCAACGTCGAAGTCGCTCGTGACGGGCAGCTTGCCGCGAGCGCCGCGAGTGGGTTTGCGGGGCATTAGGATCTCTTCGGAATCCCGAACAGCTCCGCGCCCGAGCCGAGATAGATGTCCACCATGAACGCGTCCTTCTGCGACCACGGGCCGAACCCATCTCCCTCGATGCTAGCGCCAGAGAGGTGTCGCAGGCAGCGGCGCATGTAGGCGGCCTCTGGTCGAAGGTCGGGATGCTGCGACAGCCAGACGCCCGAGAGGCGAACAGCATCAGGGCTGAGCTCGTCGAGTTCGAGGCCCGCCACCTTCTTGAACGGGAATGTCGGCTTCTCCTTCTCGTCGGGCGGCTTCTCGTCCGTCGGTGGTTTCTCGTCCTTCGGCGTGTCGGTGTTCTCTTCGTCGGGGACCGCAGTCTCCTCGGGGGGCTTGCCTGGCTGCGGCGGTGCACCGAACGGCATCGCAGGGGTAGGCGGCGGCTCCGGCTTCTTGAGTAGCTCCTCGATGTCCTCGACGACCTTGGGCTGCCCCGAGAGCATCCATGCCTCGCCGACCTTGCCTCCGATCTTCTCGAGGCCAGCGAGAGCGCGAGCCTCGTCCACCTTGATCGGAACCGAGAGCGCGGGGACCGCCTTCAGTGCGAACTCGCGGTCCTGCTGCACCGGACTCTCGTACTCGAGGATGATCCGCTCGTCCATGAGTGGGGCGAGGGCGGTCTGTAGGAACTCGCGCCGCGCCTCGATGCGGGGCACGACCACGAAGAGGTTGAAGAAGTCCGCGGCCGCGTCGATCGTCGCGCGGTTGCTGTTCTCCACGTCTCCCATGATCTCGGGCGGGATGCCGGGGAGCTGTCGGATCGTGCGGTGCAGTCGCTCGATGAGGTCGATGAACTGCGCGTGCATGAAGTCGGTGCCCAGCTTGACGGCCTTCGTCTCGACGTTCACGAAGCGCGTCTTGCCGTAGTTCTCGATGCCGCCCTGGTCCTGCTTCCAGTCGCGGACATACTCCTCGAGGTCCTGGCGGCTCATGCCCGCGAGCTGGATCAGCATGTCGGGACGCAGGCGGTTGTAGAACGCGCGGTTAATCATCTGGCTCGCGTTCTCGGCGGCGTCGAGTTCGTCGGCGAGGGTTGACATGATCCCCGAGCCCAGGCCGTAGGGGTTCGCAAGCGACCGCACGCGATCCCACAGCACCTCGGCCTCTGGGACTGCATCACGCGACTTCCCTCTGAACGTGTAGCTCCACGTCGGGTCCTGCTCTGTCGGAGTTCGCGTGATCCACGTCGGCGGGATGATGTTGAGGTGCTCTGGCTTTCCCTTCCCTTCTACCTGGAGGAACGCGTTGCCCGTCACCTCGAGGTACGCTTGCCAGAGGAAATGGAAGTCGCTCGGGCTCATGAGCGGGCTCGGGTCCGTCAGCAGCGTGGTGAGCGGATGGCCCTCGAACTCCTCGAGGTCACTCTCCATCGCAGCGAGCGCCTTGCGCCTCTCGACGAGCCCAGCCAGCGCGATGTCCTTCCGCAGCGCGAACTTGCCCTTGGCGAATGGATCGCCCGGCTTGCTCTTGATAGCCTTGACCTTCCACTTCACACCAGCCATCGCGCGTGCGATGCGCTCGACGGGACCACGCAGAAGCGGCATCGTGGCGTAGGCTTCGAGGAACTCCTTGGCTTCCCTCTTCGGAGGATCGCCAGAGCCCATGAACGCGGAGGCCACGAAGCGCTCGAACTCGGTCTTGTTCTTGGCCGGCACGACCGCGGCGGGCTTTGCCGCCTTGAACCCCATCACGACCTTGAATCTGTCGAGCATCGCCATGATGCCTCCCCTTCTATGATCGCCGGGACATCAAGCCGCGGCCCACGCTGCCTCGACATAGCGCGTCTCTGCGTGATGCGCGAGAGCGCACGCGACGAACGAGTCGGGTGGGTGGCCGGCACCGAAGAGGTCAGCCCGGCTCGTATGCTTGTGTTCCGTATAGAGCAGCCCGAGAGCTGGCGCGCTGTATTCCTCGCGCTCGATGGCCGCGATGTACTCGGAGAAGAGGTCTGCTCGCGTGCGGCCGGAGAGGATGATCGGCTTGGCGCTCGTCTTCGACACCCCCTCGACTACATCCCCGATGCCCGTCGCATCGTGCGCCGACCTGCAGCGCCTCCCGTAGCGCGCGTGGCGCGCCTCCCATCTTGCGATCATCTCCGGCCAGGGCATCCGATTGAGTTGCTCGAAGGCCACGAGGCGACGAGGCTTGCAGTCGGTTCGGAACGTCACGATGACGGTGCGATCCTTCGAGCGCGCCCAATCCGCCCCGTGCGCGTAGCGTCCCGCCGCATCGGGCGGCTCGACCTCGTAGTAGATGCCGTTGACGGTCGGACGCACGGGCAGCCGGAACATGCGCTCGATCTTCTCGGGCAGGATCGCTCTGTCCTCAGGGGCGGGCTCTTGGTTCTCGTACTCAGCGAGCCACATCGACTCGGGGACCTCGAGGCGCTTGCTCTCGACCTCGGCTGGGTCGAGCCAGCCGGAGGGCGTGCGCGCGCCCGCGATCGTCTCACGGTAGCACCACTCGAAGACGTCCCAGCCGCGCTCCCCCGCGCGCCGAAGGATCTCAGTCATTGTGCCGTCGGCATAATGGTGGGTTGAGGAGATGACGGTGTGCTTCCTAACCGTCTCACCGCGCCAGTTGCGCCCGCTCATTGGCTGCCCGAGCGCCGCATCAAGTACAGAGAGTTCGACCTCATCCCCCTCGTCGATGCGAAGCCGTTGCGGGTGCGCGCCACGCGCCGACTTCTGTGACGCGGTGAGGGCTGTTACGATCGCGCCATTCGAGAGACGCGCCTCGCGCTTCATCTCGACGGGCAGATGGTAGCCGCGCTGCTTGTTCGCGAACCCGTGCAGGTACGCGAGCACGCGCGCCGACTGTTCGCCCGAGCCCCCGAGCACTGATGCCCTGGCACCCAAGAACATCGCCTCGCATTCTGCGAGCAGCGCCAGGAGGAATGACTTTCCCCCGAAGCCGCGGCTCGCCTTCCAGACGTGCACTGGAGCGCCCCGCGCGAAGTACGCTGCGGCGAATGCGTCGAGCGGAGAGCAGTGGCCCTCACAGACGCGCACATCTGGTATCGCCGCGCTGAAGGCATTCGCCACGAGGCTCGCGAGCTGGCGCTTGTTGCTCGGAGACGCCCACTCGATGCTCATGGCACGTCTTGCGCCTCTATCACGAGAGCCTCGCCATCATCCTTCGAGGCCCAGGGCAGCTCGGGCAACGGTTGTGGCTGGAACGCCACCACGCCCTGCGTCCCTGGTGGGAGCAAGACGGAGGATCCTTGACCGTTCTCCTGCGATCGGTTCGAGCCCAGCAGAGCGGCTATCTGCGAACTCAACTTCGAGATGGCATCGAGGATGCGCGGGTCCCCCTCTGCGTGCGTCGTCTCCTCCACCTCCATCGTGTGCGTCTGGACCTTCCCGTCGGCAGCCGGGCCGCCGATGCGCCGACTGACCACTGTTTTGCGGCCGCGCGAGCGCTCGTAGTCTTGCCACAGCATCGCCCTCTGCCAGCGCAGCGTCTCGACTTCGTGAAGCCTCTCCGCCCCGATCTCGAGGGCGAAGCGGCGAAGCCATTCCTCTCGGACCTTGCGCAGGTTGCGGGAGATCGTACTGCGAGGGATGCCTGTGGAGCGCTCGATGTCTGCGATGCTGTCGCCGCGCAGATAGAGCCGGAGTGCTGGCTCGAAGCGCTCAAGGGCTGAGAGCTGCCTACGCTTGTTCGCCGCGATGGAGAAGTTCGCCTGTGGCATGTCGCCTCACGCGGGGAGAGGCGACCCTGCTTCAAGTGGTGGAGCGGCGGGGTCGGTGTCGCACCGCCCAGGCTGGATTGGTGATCCAGCGCCTGCTACTTTCCGCCGCTTCGGGTAGGGTTGCCGCAGTGGTTCTATCTGCCTTCGCATCGCATCGTCGAGTGGGAACAGGTATCGGTATTTGCCAGGCGTGACGACGCGCCGGCAGTCGCTGCGCTTCGTGATCTTCTGGCGACGGCCGAAGACGTTCGCGATACCGCTACTCGACGCCATCCTCGAGTGCCACTCCTTGCCGGTCCTGTCAACGAACACAGGAGCCGCCATTGTCTGCCCACAGTAGACCCAGTTGCCGGCCTGGTAGATCCCGCCCACGTGGTCTTGCCGAGGATCAGCGAAGGAGACCATGAGCCGCAGCCCAGGGTTGGCTCGCTTGAGTTGCTTGATGCAGATGGAGACGATGCGCGACACCGGTGCCGAGTGCTTCTTCAGAGCGATGCGTGTCAGCTCGCACCCCTCAAGCTGGCTCAGCCCGTAGCGCTCGACCAGCTTGGGCGACGCACCCTTCGAGAAGATCACGACGCCGATGAACGCGCCGTCCTCCCACACCCCGAACCTGACCATCGGGTTGAGGGGCATCCGCTTCGAGTAGTGCCAGTGCAAGACGGCGTACGTCGCCGCATCGACGCTGGCCCATCCGATGACGAGGCCAGGTTTGTCAGTCCTGCTTCTTGGACATTCCTGGCTCAAAAGTGTTCCCACAATTGGGGCAGGTGACGCGCATCCGCGCATCAAGCTTCCCCTGGTCTTCGCCAGATGTCGGCTCGAACGGCTCCATCCCGACCAGCTCCTCGAGCTCAGGTGCCGAGAAGAACGAGGCCAAGTCGGCGCCATCCTCAGCGATGGCCTTCAACGCCTCGCCGTCCCACGCCAAGTCCAACTCTGCCACGCGATTGTCGGCTATCGCCAACTCGCGGGCCCTCGGGTCGTCGAGGTCGAGGTCGGTCCTCTGCACGACGACCAGCTCGCTCCCGTCGGTCTCGATCACGCGCACGCCGAGGCCGAGGTCCGCTGCGCGTTCGAGCGTCTTGTTCCCCGCGATCACGCGTCCCTGGCGGTCTGCCAGGATCGACCTCCCGGCGCCGTACTTGCGGAGGCTCTCCTCGAGCATCCCGAGCCCACGCTCTGTCCCGAGGTTGGCGTTCTTGTCGTCCGGCGTGAGGTCCGCGATGCTGAAGATCGGCTTCGTTTCCATCAGACACCCCATGCTATGCCGGCGGCTGAGCTATGATCGCCCACCTTCACCCGCCCTGTCCAGTGGCGGCAGATGCCCGCAACCGTCTGGCCGCAAGCAACATAGGCCACTGTGGCGCTTGTGCCACACCTAGCGACCCTTCGGGGTCGACTCGCGTTTGAGCTGCTCGACCGTAGCGAGCAACTGCCCGAGCGTCTTCGCCAGGTCCGCCCGCTCGCTCGCCTGCGCGGCGCCAGCCTCGTCGAAGCGGCGATGCAGGGCCTTGACACTATCTTCGACCCGTTCGAGGCTCCTACGTCCCTCTGAGGACGTGCTCTCCTGCTGGATGACGCGGTCACGTAGCGCCATGATGGCTGCCTCCGTCTCTTTACGCTGCGCCTCCCAAGCCTTATCGAGTTCAGCCAGGGCGGCCTCGATGCCACGAAATCGCTTTTCGAGCCCGCTGAGCCAGAGCCGGAAGAGCGCCGAGAAGCCGACGCCACCAGCCATGATCCCAGCGACTGAATAGAAGATGGCCTCGCCAATAGACGGCGGGTTGATCGGCACCTTGCCCTCCCCTCTCCCCGAACCGAGGCGGCTCGAGGTTCTCCCCATCGTATCGCCCGGCGCACCTCCCGGCCGCCGCCTGAATCGCATGGCGGGCGAGAGCAGAGCGCGACCAGCCCAGGCCCTTCGAGCGCCGCGAGAGCCGGGCCCAGGCGTCGGGGTCGAGGTTGACCGTCACCCGGTACGGCGTCGAGTCAGGCCGCACTCTTCCGCCTGGCGGCGACGATCGACCAGACCAGCGTCACGAAGGCGACGACGTCGAACGCCTTCGCTCCGGCTTCGAGCCAGGCCACGGGCACTCCGAGCACGGCTTCGAGGTCGATGCCCAGGTACTTCAGCCCCGCGGCAAGCGCCACGAGGACGGCCGCCACGGCGCGGCGGGCGCCCGGCGTCGTTTGCAGCCATAGCAGGAGCTTCGTCATGCCTCACCTCCAAGGTACTTAGAGCACTTCGCGAGCGCTTCGGCCACCATCCGGACGTGACCTTCCGGCGCACCTATCCGAGAGGTTAGCTCAACCAACATCACGTCAGCGCGCGCGAGAATCGCGAGGTAATCCGGCTTTGAGAGCATCCTCGCGCGTGCCTTCAGGTTCGCCCACGCCTCGGCCCCGAGGCGCTGCTCGCAGAGCGCGTCCCATCCGAGCGGGTCATAGGTCCACTTCATGTGACAGCGCCGGCAGAGCGTCCAGCCGTTCGCCTCTTGCCATCGCGTTCCGTGGTAGCGCCGCGAGACGAGGTGCGCCCACTGAGGGTATTGATCGGAGCCGCAGAGGACGCACCGCCCACGATCGCGCACCTTCACGACGACGGCCATCACGAAGTCGCACGCCTTGCGGAGTTCCCTCTTCGGCGCCTTTCGCTGGCCCCACGCCTCGGGCGAGTCCGTCTTGATGAAGCCCGCGAGCGGCTTCCAGCCCTTGCGCTTGAGCCCGACGCGGCGCCGGATCACAGGACCACCTCTTCGTCGGGTTGCTCCCACTTCGCGTGCCGCGCGTGAACGCAGAGCCGCGGCGAGTACGGGTCCAGGCGCAGCGAGATGAGCTGCCCTTCGAGCCCGGCCGATTCGAGCCAGCCCAGCACCGCGGGCGGGTTCGGCCCCCACCAGTTCGTGTAGTCGTTGCAGCACTCGTTCCGCGGGTAGAACGCCGCCGCCGGCCCACGCACGTCGAGCAGGTCGACGTGGGTTTCGAGGATGAGCAGGCCCTCGGGGTGCAGATGCTCGCGCACGAAGTCAAGGAACCTCAGCGGGTTCCGCAGATGGTAGATGAGGCCGAAGCAGAAGATCACGTTGAACGCCCTGAGGTCATGGTCGATTTGCGCCCCGACCGCATCGTCGAGGTTCGCGCGGTAGGCGAGCACCTTCGAGCCGAGCACCTCGCGCACGAGGTCGAAGCC